AAAGATCATCAACAATATCAAACACTTTTAATGTTTTTTTCTTTTCAGATACCCTTAAACCGCGACCAATACTTTGTAATAGTCTTATTACCGATTTAGTAGGAGAGGCAAATATAATATTGTCAAGGTTAACAATGTTGATACCAGCGCTAGTAGTGCCAAAGCTAGCCACAAGGATTGCGTCTCTTTCTTTATCGATGACTCTTCTAATATATTCTCTTGCTTCTGCTTCTGTTTTTCCAGAGATGAAATATACTTTTCTATTGCCAGCCTCTGTTTCAATGAGAGATGCGAGGGGTCTTCCATGGATCTCAACATAGTTGAATAAAATGAGGGTGTTCCCTTTGGTTTTGAGTGCGAGTTCTTTGATGAATTGGTTTCTTTTTTCATTAGTTACCACCCATTTTATTTCTTCTGCGTATTTTTGTTTTTTAACTGTCTGCTTATCTTCTTCTTTATATTTAAGGATTATGCAATCTATGCCAAGTTTGGCAAGCAATCCCTTACTCATTAAGTTTTTTGTATGAATAAATTGTATTGCTGGGCCCAGTATTCCCTCAATACTAAGTCTATGTGCTTGTGTTTGTTGAAGTGTTCCAGTAGTACCAACTCTAAACCAAGCTTTAGATAATTTTTGACCAATAAAATTAATTGATTCTGCTTTAGCTTGATGACATTCATCAAAAAATATTGCATCATACTGATCAAACCAAGTTTTTGGAAGTTTATAAATTGATTGCCAAGTAGAGATTACAATTTGTTTATCTGTATCTTTTTCTTGACCCGCAGAAATTTTATGAATATATCTTTTGCAAGACCAAGATTTATCTTGACTTGAATAATCAAAAAAATCGGCCTCCATCTGATTAACGAGGCCAACTGTAGGTACTAGAATCAATATTTTGCGGTCTGTATTCAAAACCTTTTGTAGATATCGAACCAAGACGTATATAATAAGACTTTTTCCTGAGCCAGTTGGAGAGATTATCACTGAACGATGATTGTTCAATGCATGCAAAATAGCTTGTTGTTGGTGTTTGTGCATTACCACTGGTTTCTTGCGAACGGAAACCTTCAACGATTCGTAAAAATTCGCAAGTTGCTCCTCGGTAATGCATAGAGGATTTTTACTCTCTTTAATATTTAGTGAGTATCCACGATCTGAACAAAATTTTTCAAGATAAGTTTTTAATCCTCTTGGAAGAGTAGAGGATAAAATATCATACAATCTGATTTTTCCATCCCAAAGCCTACGTTTAAACATAGGCATATATTGAGCGCCTGGAACCATAAAAGAAAAATAGTCCCTGAGCTCTTGTTTTAGTCCTTTTTCTGTTTTTACATAGTAACGGACTTCATCAATAGATTCAACATCAATATCCACATAATATTTAGACTATGCCGTTCATCATTTTTTGCCATTCGATGGCAGACTTTATCATAAAATTTCTGTTGTTTAAAGATTTTAAAAACTCTTCAACCATACGAAGTTTAACTTCATTGAGTGCAATTTTAGATTTTAATTCTATAACTTTAGGATCAGCTTCTACAAACTGTTCCACATCACTTTTTAGTAATGTAAACTCACACGGCTCTTCTTTCCATTCTTCTAATTCTTCTCTTGAAGCTTTTCCGGTATATATTTTCCACTTACGGAGTTTAAATACAGCCAAGTCACTTTGTTGCTTAGATAATAAAAGTTTTATATCTGCAAGTATAGAAAGATATTTGCTGTGTATTTGAGGTATCTTAAGAGACTCAACAGATAATTCTGTAGAGTCTATTTGGGAATCTTTATTAATATTTGATTTAAGATCGTCTAAGTTCATTTTAGATTTAGTGTACAGGAAAGTAGAATAAAGTCAACTAAATATCTTGACAAATAAAAATAATCTTGTATATTTATTGTGAGGTTTTTATGATTATAGATCTTCGTGAAATACCAGTAGTTTGGATTAATTTAGATTCTGCCACAAAAAATGCAGAATTAATGGAAAACAGATTTAAAAAATTTGGGTTTAAAAATACACACAGAAAATCTGGTGTAGTAATTCCCCCGCCACCAAACACAGACATTTCTATTGCACATTTTAGAGGATGTGGAACATCCCATATTCAAATTTTAGATGATACCGCTCATCAAACACCTCTTTTGATTTTAGAAGATGACATTGAATTTGTAGAAAATTTTAATCCAGTATTAGAAATTCCAGATGATTCTGATGGTGTATATTTGGGGGTTTCTCATGGTAATATTTACTATGGATCTTGCAAACACAATGAACACTATTTAAGAATATCTGGTATTCTTGCTGCACATGCAATTTTGTATGTAACACCAAAATACAGACAAGCAATGTCTGAAGTTGGAAAGTATTGTTTATATACTTTAAATAAGCCGTGGGACGTTGGGACTGCGGGAATACAAAATCAATTTAAAGTTTATACTCCAAACGCCCCGCTCGTATATCAGTCAAATGATAGACAGAGTGCAAATAAATGGCAAAGTCTAACAGATAAACCACTTGAAAACAGAAATACAGTATTTTCATGATTACATTTAATTTACTTGGTAAATACGGGCGTATGGGGAACCAAATGTTTCAATACGCAACACTATATTCAATTGCAAAAACTAGAAAGTATAATTTTGGAGTGCCTTATAAAAATAAATCTATAAATTGTTATCAAAATTTTTGTTTGGATGAATGCTTTCCAAATCTTACAGCCAGAGATAGTTCAAATATTAAATCTTTAAGAAAAGCTATAGAAAGCTGTTTTGAATACAACCAAGGAATTTTTGGTATAGCTGATCAGACTGATATTGTTGGGTATTTTCAAAGTGAAAAATATTTTAAAGATTATAAAAATGATCTTTTAAATGAATATAAGTTTAATAAAAACATAGATGATAGTGCAATAGATATTAGATCAATCACAAAAGAACCAGTAATTTCTGTTCATCTTAGATTGGGTGATTATAAAAATTTTGTAAATAAACACCCGATATGCACTTTAGAATATTATAAAAATGCATTGGAGCATTTACCAAAAGATCTATTAATAATAGCCTTCAGCGATGAGCCAGAACTAGCTAAAAAAATTTTTAATGAGCTTGGAAGAAAATATTTTATTTCAGACACAAGCAATCAATACATTGATATGTGTTTAATGACAAAGTGCGATTATCACATTATTGCCAATAGCAGTTTTAGCTGGTGGGGTGCGTGGTTGGCAAATACAAAAAAAGTTATAGCTCCCGCTACTTGGTTTGGCGATTCGCCAGATATGCCAAAAAATTGGTCTGATATTTATTGTGATGGGTGGGTAGTTATATGAATACTTTGAATATTTTTACAAATGCATTTAATACACACTCTTGTTTAAATAGTCCACCTAAACTTTTTAATTGGGTTTTTAATTCATACCCAACAAATAAAAAGCCAGTTGTTTATTTTGATGATGCAATTTTTAGATATATTAATGATGGTTATAATGGACCAAAATATGGTTGGCTTGGCGAATCATCGGAAATAATATCTCCACTTATAATGGGTGTGACATCAAACAAAGAAGTTTTAAAACTAAAATATAAAAAAATTTATACCAATGACAGAAGAATAATTGAAATAGATCCAAGTTTTTTTGTGTATTGCCCTCCAGCATCTAATATGCCGTGGATTAAAACTCCAGGAATTTATGATAAAAATAAATTGTGTTCTTACATAACAAGTTTCAAACAATTTACCTCTGGGCACATTAAGAGAATGGAATTGTTTGAAAAATTAAAAAACAAACCACAATTTGCAGATCATATTTTTGGAAGAGATTATAGATTTATACCAGATAAATTAGACGGATTAAAAGATTATATGTTTTCTATAGTAGTAGAAAACAGCATTTATCCCAAATATTATACAGAAAAAATTACAGATTGTTTTGCCACTGGAACTGTACCTATATATTACGGCGACACATCAATAGGTGAAGATTTTGACTTGAGTGGTATTATTTTTATAGACGATTTGGAGTCTTTTGATTTGTTGAACCCCGATCTTTATTATTCCATGATGCCCGCAATTCAAAATAATTTTGATCGTGTTTGTAAATTGAAAACAGCAGATGATTTTTTATATGAGGCAATAAATGATACGACTGAGCATTCATAATTTTTGGCCAGATTTTAATTACGATGAAAGTTTTTTTATTTCTGTCTTAAAAGACATTTATGGTGAAGAGTTAACAGTAACAAATGATGTAAATGACTGTAATCTTTGTTTGGTAGCTGAAAACTATGTTCCAAAAGAAATAGATAGAACTAAAACAAAAATATTAACTTTTATGGCTGAACCAAAGCCGGTTCAATACCAAGATGGTGATTATCATCTTTCTTTTGATCCAACTAGGATTGATTTAAAAAATATACGTGTGCCTTTGTGGTACATCTATATAAATTTTTATAATTTACAAAATCAAAAAAATCCTATTCCAGCAATAACTCCAAAAGAGTTAAACGATAATGTGTGGGTAAATGCACAAAAAGATAAATTTTGTGTTGCCCCATTTTCTGCTATACATAAAAATAGAGTAGATTTTTATCAGCTACTTAACACGTATAAGCCAACATACGGATTTGGTTTGCCATTTGGAAATGGAGACCATGACAGAAATCAGTTAAGAAAGTACGATGCCATATGCACTTTTAGATTTGCAATGGCTTTTGAAAATACGTATAAAACTGGTTATGTTACTGAAAAATTCTTACAAGCCAAAACAGCAGGATGCATTCCAATTTATTGGGGTGATCCATATGTGCTTCATGATTTTAATCCAGATTGTTTTATCTACGTGAATAATTTTAAAAATATTCAAGAGTGTTTGGAATATATCAAGTATGTAGATTCCAACGAAGAAGTATATCAAAAAATAAAAAACGCACCAATATTTAAATACGATATAGTTGAATCGTTGACAAATATTAAAAAACAAATTAAAGAGACTATATCATTATGATTACAAAAGTAATATCTCTCCCAGAAGCAAAAGAGAGACAAGAAAAAATAAATATAAATTTTATTTCAAAAAAAGTAAATTATGATTTGGTTGGTGGGGTTGGTACAAATGATATTATTTTTGAAAATTCAACGCCTCCATCATACACGTTTTCAGATAAAAAATTTTTAATAAACAAAAATAATTTATTAAAATACACACAAAGAAATTGGATAAGATTTGGAGAAATAGCAGCATTGATGGCTCATTATAATTTATGGAAAGAATTGCAGAGCGACAAAAATCATAATGTTTATTTAATATGTGAAGATGACTGCCTCCCATCCGAATCATTTTCAATTAATAAATTAACTAATTTTAATTATGAAGAAATTGATTTTTTATATTTACAAGCAGTTACAGCACATCATCAAGACAAAAAGCATTTAATTAATTCGCTACCAGTATTTAAAAAAGATAATAATTTAAAATTAATAAATGCTTATAAAAATTATATATGTGAAGGTTTAGCCGCTTATTGTATCACTAAGAGGGGTGCTAAAAAATTATGTGATTATATTGAGCAAAATGGGTACGACGGGCCGGTAGATAATATAATAACAAGACTAGATAATTTTGAATGTGTTTGTCCTTCCAATTTAGAAGAATATTTTTATCTAGATGAAACATCTAGTTATTCGTACACACACAGTGGAAACTTTTTTAATAAATATGATTTGTCTGGAATAGAACTTCAATCAAAAAATAATTTAAGGATACAATAAATGGAACATTTTTACTATAATATTGGAGAAGATTGGTTTACATATCAACATTTTTATACAGCAGTTGTAAACGAATTTAATGATGGAGCACACTTTGTTGAAGTTGGATCTTGGAAGGGAAGAAGTGCAGCTTATATGGGTGTAGAAATACACAACTCCAATAAAAAAATAAAATTTGACTGTGTAGATACGTGGAGGGGTTCCGCAAATGAACCAAATCACCAAAGCGATCCTTTAGTTGTAGCTGATAAATTGTTTGAAGAGTTTTTAAAAAATACAAAACCAGTAGAACATGTAATAACACCAATTAGAGAAAATTCAGTAAATGCGTCTAAGCTTTATAAAGATAATACTTTAGATTTTGTATTTATTGATGCTTGCCATCTTTACGAATGCGTAAAAGAAGATATATTAAGTTGGTTGCCAAAAGTAAAAATAGGTGGTATAATTGCAGGTCACGATATAGCCTCCCCAGATGTAAAAAAAGCTGTTAAAGAAATGATTCCAGAGGCACAAGCATTTATTCCAAATGATGTGTGGTTTTTCAAAAAAACACAATGAGAAATATATGGAAAATATTTTAAAATTAGTTGAAGAATATATAGAAAACAAACCAAAAAAAGTGTGGATTCCAGGCCACGATTTTGTCCAATATGCTGGCCCGTATTTTACAGCAGAAGAATATGTTGTTGCAATAGAAGCACTTTTAAATGGTTGGTTGGTGCTCGGGCAAAGTGGAATTAAATTTGAAAATACATTTCCAAAACTTTTTAGTAAAGATTTTGGAATATTGACAAACAGTGGTAGCAGTTCAAATTTAATAATGATGTCAGCCCTAACATCAAAAAGACTGCACAATTTGCCAAAAGGAACAAAAGTAATTACTCCAATTGCTGGATTCCCAACCACACTAAATCCAATTTTTCAAGTTGGGTTTGAGCCAGCTTTTGTTGATATTGATCTTGATACTTTAAATTTAAATTTAGATCAGGTTGAACAAAAGGCAAAAGAGGGATGTAAAGTTATAACTTTTGCACATGTGTTAGGCAATCCACCAAACATGGATAGACTGATGGATATTGTCAAAACATATGATCTAATTCTATTAGAAGACTGTTGTGATGCACTGGGATCTACGTACAAAGGAAATCCATTAGGATCATTTGGCATCATGGCAAGCTGCTCGTTTTATCCCGCACACCACATGACTATGGGTGAAGGTGGATTTATTGCGTGCAATACATATGAACAAGAAATAGTAATACGAAGTTATCGTGAATGGGGTAGGGGATGCTATTGTGTAGGACAAAAAGCAAATTTATTAAAAAATGGTTGTTGTGGAAAAAGATTTTCAAATTGGTTGCCATCTTTGCCTGAAGAAATTTTTGATCACAAATATGTTTATGATGAGATTGGATATAATCTAAAACCAATAGAGCTACAAGCAGCCATGGGCCTTGCTCAGATGAAAAAGCTTCCCCAGATCCATGAGATACGAAAATCCAATCATAAGCGATTGTGTGAGATATTTTCCAAATACGAAGAATATTTTATCCTGCCAAAAGCAACGGAACATTCTGATCCAAGTTGGTTTGCTTTTGCAGTTACGATCAAAGAAAATAATAAATTTAAAAGAAAAGATATTGTAAACTTTTTTGAAGATCACAAGATTCAAACAAGACCATATTTCGCAGGAAGCGTAATGCTACAACCAGCATATACTGGTATGATGGATCCACATGATGTGGTAAATAATTATCCCAATGCAAGAAAGGTAACCACAGATACATTCTTCTTGGGAACAAGTCCCGTTATATCACAACCACAGTTGGATTATATTGAAAAAATACTTAATAAATTTTTTAAAATATAAATTATGAAAAACCGAGTATTAGTAATAACTGGAACCACTGATATCAATACAGATCCTTCATTGGGAGAACCTTTATTTAAAGATGTTTTTGATACAACATTTTCATCAAAAACAAATTATGTTAAAATGCATAATTATGATTTATTGTCTTTAAATGGATTTGGAAAAGATTTTTTTGGAAGATATCGTGAAAATGAAATAGGGTTTTTGAGAATTGTCAAAGTCTTCAATATGATTGAAGAATACGATTATGTCATGTGGATAGATGCAGACGCCATGATAACCAATCCCAGTATGCCAATTGAAAATTTTGAAATAAATGAGTCGGTTTTTTACTGTTCGTATGATTGGGCTGGGAAATATACTTTGAATACTGGTAACTTTATTTTAAAGAAAACAGTAAATACAAAATTGTTTATAGATGCTTTTTATTCTATTTCTAAACAATTAAATATGCCAGAAGAACAGGCAACTATAAATTTTATGTATTTTAATACAGAATTTAAAAGTATGATTAAAGTATTAGATCATAGTTTTTTAAATGCCGTTCCATCTGCAGATATTGTTAAAAAGGAAATATGGAATACAAAACCAAAGCCTCCATTTCCATGGAAGGAAAATGATTTTTTAGTACATGCAACAGGATTACCAAATAGCGAACGCATTAGAATTTTTAATACTTATTTTAATCAATACTTATGAGTAAATTACAATTAAAAAATATTACCCTTCTTTCTTATAATTGTGTAAATCCAATACAAAGCATAAAAGCTTTGTTGTATAGCTCAAAAGATATTGATTTTGCAGAAATGATTCTGGTTTCAAATAACAAGCCAGATAATTTGCCAAAAAATATTACTTTTGTTAAAACTGAACTTAAAACACATTTAGAAGGATCTAAATTTACCTATACTGAGTTGCCAAATATAATTAAAACAGATTATTATCTTGGTATACACGATGATGGATTTGTAATCAATCCGCATTTGTGGACAGACGAGTTTCTACAATATGACTATATTGGTGCTCCCTGGAAATGGGAAGGTAGAAGAAACCGTGTGGGAAATGGTGGCTTTGTTTTAAAGAGCAATAAGTTTATCCAACTCACTAAAAATTTAAACTTTTTAAATCGGTGTGATGATGGAGAGCTGACTAATATGTATTATGATTATTTCATACAAAATGGGTGTCGTTACGCTCCGGTAAGCGTAGCAATGAAATTTTCTTTAGAATCCAAAATACCGGAATGTGAATTAGATTTAAATAATTCTTTTGGTTTTCATGGTAGAGGAAGACCAGAGGATACGCAAGTGCATGATGGGTTTTATCATCAATTTCAAGAAAAAATTAAACTATTAGACACAATAGAAATATAATTTATGCAAAATAAACTTCAAATTAATTTGTTTTCTAGTTCTCATAGAGGATATAGATTTCCTTTTACAGTTAAAATGATGCACGAATTACAAAATGTATCTCATAAAGAAAAGGTGCAGCTTTGCATTCATGCGGAAGAACCTATAATCAATCTGTGGAAAGATTATTTTAATACAAATCCCCCAAAAGTTGATACTTTTTATGTTGAGTACCAAAATTCAGATTATATGAGTAGGGTATATACCGCACAGCAAACTGATTGCAAATACTCATGTAAATTAGACGATGATGTACTTGTTAGTCGTCATGTTGTTGATTATATTTTGGAAAATTTAAATGCAATTTCTTTTGAACACCCAATACTCGCACCAATTTTAACAAATGGGATGCCAAGCACAGAGTTGTTTATTCAAGACTTTTTAAATGAAGAAGAAAAAGAACAAGCTTACAATATATTTTTGAAAACACCAATAGAAAATCATTTTCATTTAGATTATACAGAAATTGATAAAAAAGTTAAATCTATGAATAAATGGGATGACAGAGAATACTGGGACTTTGTAGCAACAGCCGACACCAAGTGGGAAAAGAAAAATTTACCATGGTGTTATTTTATTGTTCGTGGAATACACCCGGCTCGCTTGTCGTATGAATATAATAAATTTATTGCAGAAAAAATATTTGCAAATAAAAATAAATTTTTTGAACCTGCTAATTATAGATTGGATACCTATAAAACTCCGTATTTTACAAATAACATGTTTGTAAGTGAAACAAAATACTGGAGGGAAACCACACCCATACATGCAGGTGGGTTTGATGAAGGGCAGTTGAGTGTTCGCATGATGATGGATGATTCATCGGTTCTATATATAAGAAACGGTTTCGGTATTCATATGGCGTATGGAATGACGCACAATGCGTTTAATCTTGAAAGGTTGTACATAGAAAATTTATGAGCAAGTATATTATTATTGAGCCAGAGGGCTACTGTGGAATGTGTGGGTATTTGTGGCAAACAATACGAGCTATTTATCACAATCCAGACAAATTATATTACATCGATTTCGCAACTAGCATTTATAAAACGCGAAACGACAATGTTTGGGACTATTTTTTTGAGCAACCACATATACAGAATAAACCAAACCCAGAAGACATTGAGAAAAAAGTTGGAATTATTTTTGATCAGGCTAGTGAATTTATTTGGCGTAATACTGAACCAAACACTCTAGAAGAAATTCAAAAAAGAAGATTTGCGTTTGGAGAAATTATAAAAAAATATATGGTTTTAAAACCCCATATTCAGCAAAAAGTTGATGATTTTGCTGAAAAACATTTTAAAGGAAAAAAAGTATTGGGTGTACATTTTAGGGGGACCGACCACACTGAAAAAAAACCTATGGAGTATTATCTACAGCAAGTAAAAGAAAAGCTTGCTGACTATGATCTTCTTTTTGTTTGCTCAGATGAGCATGATCGATTTAAATTGGCAGAGATTGTATTCAAAGATAAAGTTATATCATATGACAGCATAAGAAGCACAAATACAAACCCGCTCCATAGTCCATATTATGAAAAACGTTTTCCAAGAAATGGAACTTTTGAATATCAATATAAAATTGCTGAAGATGTTATTGTTGAAGCATTTTTAATGTCAAAAGTAGATTTTTTAATGTGCTGCGAGGCGTCTAATGTAAATTATCTTTCTAGAGCCATAAATCCAACATTAGAGGCACTAGAGGTACAAGGTAAGCCACCGGTATATTAATGTCAAACGATCAAAAAATATCAGTATTTGGTTCTAGTGGTTTTATTGGATCAAAATTTTGTGAATTATATTCAAATGATGTAATTAAAATTCAAAGGGAGAATTATTTACCGCAATCCAATAATATTTTGTATTTTATTAGTACTGTGGACAATTATAATGTACATAACAATCTTCATATTGACATAGATACTAATTTAAGTGTATTAATGAATGTTTTGGATAATATTCCCAAAAACAGTGATACTGTTTTTAATTTTATTAGTTCGTGGTTTGTATATGGTAAAAACTACGAAATGCCATTTAGAGAAGATTATTCTAAATGCAACCCAACTGGATTTTATTCAATCACAAAACATTGCGCTGAACAACTTTTAATTTCTTTTTGTCAAACGCATAACATAAAATATAGAATTTTTAGATTAGCAAATGTTTTGGGTTCGGGAGATAAAAAAATATCAAAGAAAAAAAATGCATTGCAATTTTTAATTAAAGAAATTGTCAATGATAAAGATGTTCATTTATATTACGGCGGTGAAGTATTGAGAGATTATATAGATGTAGAAGATGTTTGTCGTGCATTAAAGCTTTGTATGGAAAAAGCAAACGTCAACGAGATTATCAATATTGGTAGCGGAAAGCCATATAAATTTTTAGATATGATTAATTTTGCTATAGAATATTCTAATTCTTCATCTAAAATAATCCATATAAAACCCACCACATTTCACGACATAGTTCAAGTCAGACATTCTTATCTTGATACAGCTAAATTGCTATCTTATGGCTTTAAACAAAGTAAAGATATAAATCAAATAATAAAAGAATTGGTTGATTTTTATAAAAAAGAAAGTATTATTGAGGCATAAAATGAAAATTGTTTACGTAACAGGATGTTTAGGTTTTATTGGTTCTTATATTACAAGATTATGTCTTGAAAAAGGTTGGTTTGTAAAGGGGGTTGATAAAATCACATATGCTGCCAACAAACAATTGCTAAAAGAATTTGAATCATATAAAAATTTTTCATTTGTTCATTGTGACATCAATGATCTTACATTTTTGTATGATTGTGATTATATAATAAATACCGCAGCAGAAACTCATGTTGGAAATTCTATTGCCAACAGCGATGATTTTATTAAATCAAATATTAGTGGTGTACATAATATTTTAGAGCTTATTAAAAATTATAGACAAGAAAATGGTAAAGTCCCAACTCTAATACATTTTAGCACCGATGAAGTATATGGTGATATTATTCATGGGGCTCACACCGAAGCAGATATATTAAAACCATCCAATCCCTATTCTGCATCAAAAGCAGCTGCAGACATGTTAATACTTGCTTGGGCAAGAACTTATAATATACCTTATATTATTGTGAGACCGACAAACAACTATGGAATTGGCCAATATGTTGAAAAACTTATTCCAAAAGTTTGCAAATATTTTCATTTAGGTAGAAAAATTCCATTGCATAACAATGGGACACCAGTAAGAAATTGGCTACACGCAAAAGATACAGCTAGAGCAATCATCACAATAATTGACTCTGGTGTAAAAAATGAAATATACAATATATGTGGTGGTTACGAACAAAGCAATATAGATACAGTAAAAAAACTTTTAACAGTTTTGGGAATAAAAGAGGAAAATTACTTCAATTATATTGATGCATCTTATAGTCGGCCCGGACAAGATGTGAGATATGCTTTAGATGACTCTAAATTGGTTAATCTTGGTTGGAAACCTTTAGAAAATTTTGATAAAGAATTACCTCATATAGTTGAGTATTATAAAAATAATTTTATTTGGTAAAAATATGAACTACAAAAAAAATATTTGGTTATTTGGTGGTGGTGGGGCCTGTTCTTGGATTATTTCTGGATTAAAAAGAGAAAATGTAGAAATAAAAGGAATACTTGATGATAATCCAAACAAAACAGAAAACATTTATGGAATTCCACTTTTTTCTTCTTCTACAGACAAAATAAACAAAACTATCAAAGATAATGATATTATTGTTATATCTATTTTGAATCCTCTAGTAGATACATCTAAAATTATTAAAAATTTACAAAAAGATGGTTGGAAAAATATCTTAGAATTTGGAGAATGGGTTGAATTATATTATAAACAGAGTGGAAATGTTGCAGCCCCACTAACAGCAAAAAGTTGGGTAGATAAAACAAATGAACTGTTGGCCGTTAAAAATCTTTTAGCCGATGAACAAAGCAAACAAGTTTTAGAATGTTTTATAAATTTTGTCAAAGAAGGTAAAAATAAATTTTTACCAATAGAACCTTGTCCTTATTTTCCTAAAAATTTAAAAAAATGGTCTTCACCATTACATTTTATTGATTGTGGTGCTTTTACTGGAGATACTTTATTGGAAATAGAAAAAGAAGGATATGAAATAGGTTCAGCACAAGCATTTGAACCAGATATTCCAAATTATAATGAGATGGTAATAAACTGCAAAATTATAAAAAACGCAGTTTTTTGGCCATGCGGTGTTGGTGATAAAAATGCATCTTTGAGATTTCAAACTCAAAATAATATGGGTTCTTTTGTAGATCCAAATGGTAATTCCGTAATTCAGTGTGTTCGTTTAGATGATTGCTTGCCGAATTATATGCCAAACTTAATTAAAATGGATATAGAAGGCTATGAATTAAATGCCTTGCAGGGAGCAGAATCAATACTTAAAAAGCATTTACCAGGTTTGGCTATTTCTGTTTACCATTTAGCAGATGATATTTGGCAAATACCATTATATTTAAGTACCATTTACAATAATAAGGCAAAATTTTATTTAAGAAATCATTCTCGCACAATTGCCGATACTATTTTGTATGTTATTCCAGAATAAATAATAAAATGAATTTAAAAAAGAAAATTCTAGATATAGCTTATAAAAATAAATTGAGTCATTTAGGAAGTTATTTTTCTTCCGTTGATATAATAGATTCAATTTACAATAAAATGACAGATAATGATATTTTTATCTTGTCGTCTGGGCACGCTGCGGTTGCGTTGTACGCTTGTCTAGAAAAACATTACAATATTAATGCAGAAGAATTGTTTTTAAAACATGGTGGCCATCCCCACAGAGATGAAGAAAACAAAATACACTGCTCAACTGGAAGTTTGGGTTTGGGTATTACCATTGCTATTGGAAGAGCCATAGCAGATAAAACTAAAAAAGTTTATGTTCTAATAAGCGACGGGGAATGTGCCGAAGGAAGTATATGGGAAGCTTTAAAAACAATTTATGAAAATAAAATTGATAACATTGAAGTTCACGTAAATGTTAATGGTTATGCAGCATATATGGAAATAGATGAAGCATATCTGATAAATAGATTGAAATCATTTTTACCATCAATACAAATACATAAAACTACAGTGGAGCATTTTTCTTTTTTAAAGGGATTAAATGCGCATTACCATATAATGAGTGAAGAAAATTATATTCAAGCAATAAAAGAACTAGAAAAATAAAGTAATTATGAGAAAATCTTTTGCCAATTTATTGTATGACGAAATGAGTGTTAATAAAAATATTTATTTATTAACCGGCGATCTTGGATATGGGTTGTGGGATAAAATTAAAGATAATTTTAATGAAAGATTTTTGAATGTGGGCTCCTCAGAAATGGCTATGATGGGCATGGCTATAGGGCTGGCCATGGAGGGAAAAATCCCTTTTGTTTATTCAATAACACCGTTTGCAATTTACAGACCGTTTGAAATGATAAGAAATTATCTAGAACACGAAAAAATTGCAGTAAATATAATTGGCGGTGGGAGAGACCGAGATTATGGTTATTTGGGATTTTCCCATTGGGCTGAAGAAGATAAACAAATAATAGGATGCTTTAAAAATATAAAAATGTATCATCCTGAAACAGAGATTGAATTAAAAAGTAATTTTAAAAATATTATAGATAACCGTGTGCCAACATATTTAAATTTAAAAAAATAATTTATGAATATTTTATTAGCTGGAAGTCAAGGATATATTGGAAAAAGTATATATCAAAAATTAAGTCAAAAATATAATATAACATGTTTAAACAGAAATGTATTAAATTTATCTAATTCTTTTGATGTAGATAAATGGTTTTCAGATAAGTTTTTTGATGTTGTTATAAATGCGGCATCTATCGGTGGCAGCAGGCTGACACCAGATACTGCAAATGTAATGGATGAAAATTTAAAAATATATTACAATTTTTACAGTAATAAAAATAAATTTAAAAAATTTATATCTTTTGGTTCTGGTGCAGAACTTTTTATGCCAGAAACATTTTATGGTTTAAGTAAAAAAATTATTGCTAAATCTATTGAAAATAGTAATAATTTTTATAATTTAAGAATTTTTGCAGTGTTCAATGAAAACGAATTAAATACAAGATTTATTAAATCAAACATACTCAGATATAAAAAAAGAGAATCCATAGAAATTCATAAAAATAAATTGATGGATTTTTTTTATATGGATGATTTAATAACATTAATTGAATATTATATAATTAATGAAAATTTACCAAAAACTATAGATTGTAGTTATGCAGATAAATATAATCTTTTAGATGTGGCAGATATTATAAACAGTTTAGATAATTATAAAGTAAAAGTAAATATAAAAGAAAAAGAGACAATTGATTTGTATTGTGGTAATCATATTAACTTGCCACTCAAATACATTGGTTTAAAAGATGGTATAAAAAATACATTTAAAATGTTGTAATAATTTATATTGGTGGTATAATACTCTATGCAAAAAATAGCTTTAATTATAGGTGCTAACGGACAAGATGCTTCATATCTGGCAGAATTGCTAATTGAAAAAAATTATAAAGTTCATGGTACAATACGAAGAAATTCTGTACCAGAATCACAAACAACAAGAATTCAGCATTTACATGATGCAGATTTAATAACATTGCATTATGCTGATTTAACTGATCCGATTAGCATTGAAAGTGTGATACAAAGATTGCAGCCAGATGAAATTTACCATTTAGCTGCACAGTCTCACGTTCAAATTTCCTTTGAGTTACCCCAATACACACTTGATGTAAATGGTGGTGGTACGCTCGCTGTGCTAGAAGCAGTAAGAAGATTTTCCCCACACTCAAAAGTTTATCACGCTGCAACTTCAGAGATGTTTGGCAACTCTAAAGATTCAGATGGATTTCAGAGAGAAACAACTCCGCTGATTCCAGTTAGCCCGTATGGTTGTGCCAAATTATATGCCCACAGTCTTTGCAGAAACTATTCACAAGCTTATAACCTTTTTGTTTGTTCTGGGATTCTTTTTAACCACGAATCCCCGAGAAGAGGAATTAACTTTGTAACCAATAAAGTTGCATTGCAGGCAGCAAAAATTAAATTGGGATTAGCTGATACTTTGGTTTTGGGAAATCTTGAAGCAAAACGAGACTGGGGCCATGCAAAAGACTATGTGCAGGCAATGTGGTTAATGTTGCAACAAGAAAAGCCAGAGAGTTATGTAATTGCAACTGGTGAAACAAGATCAGTACAGGAAATGGTTAATTGCGTTTTTGATTATGTTCATTTAGATACAAAGAAGTATTTAAAAACAGATAAAAAATATTGCAGACCAGAAGAACTTCACTACCTTTGTGGTGATGCCACTAAAGCAAAAAATACTTTAAATTGGACTCCAAAAATTCAATTTGATGATATGATGCACGAAATGGTTGATTTTTGGATGGATAAACTATTAAATAAAAAGCTTGATTTATCATTAATATGAGTTAAAATAATACCGTGAAAAAGCCCAAAAGAAAAAACAAAAAAGCATCTGATGCAGATTACGTAAGTAATCAAGATTTATATGATGCTTTAGTAGATTATCGTAAAAAAGTACAAGATGCTGAAAATGCAGGAAGAAAAAAACCAAAACTTCCAGATTTTATAGGCGAATGTATTTTAAAAATTGCAACACGTCTTTCATATAGACCAAATTTTGCAAATTACCCATACAGAGAAGAAATGGTTTCAGATGCAGTATTAAATTGCATAACCTACATTGATAATTTTGATCCCAGCAAATCTAATAGTCCATTTGGCTATTTAACTCAGGTTTGCTGGTTTTCTTTTGTGCGTATTATTAACAAAGAAAAACGTGAAAAGTATACTCAATACAAATATGCCGAGCAGCAAAATGATAAAGATTTTCATAACTGGTTTAATGAAACCTATGCGGGTATAGATGTCGGCAGAAGAGATTTTTTTGGGCTTACTGATTTAGACATGGAAAGATTTGACGAAATGTTAGCACCAAAAAAAGGAAAAAGAAAAAGAAAAACAAAGGAATCTTCATTAGATTTATGAAAGCCGTTATTCTCAACGACACACATTTTGGTTATAAAGCGGATTCTCCAATTGTATTGGAATATTTTTTATCTTTTTTTGAAAAACAATTATTTCCATATATTCGTGAAAATAATATAAAAACTATTTTCCATCTTGGAGATGTATTTGACAGAAGAAAATATATTAACTTTAAAACTTTAAGCCAAGTACGCACAAGATTTTTTGAACCACTTCAAGAAATGGGTATTAAGTGCATTGGAATATGCGGCAATCACGACACATATTATCGGAACAATAATAAAGTAAATTCGTTACAAGAAATTGTTTCCCAGTATAGCAACTGGGAAATATACTCTGAACCCGTAGAAATAAAAACAAGCGATGGCTGCGTTGCCCTGGTTCCCTGGATTAATCCAGAAAACGAGGAAGTCGCAGCACAATTTATATCTGAAACAACTTGTTCTTTGCTTTTGGGGCATTTAGAATTATATGGCTTCCAAAGTATTAGAGGAGTATTTGTGGAGCAGGGTTATGAACCAAAACACTTTGACAAGTTTGAGTATGTTCTTACTGGGCATTACCATATCAAGTCTAGCCGCGATAATATACATTACTTGGGTACGCAGTATGAAATGGCTTTCTCAGATGTCAAAGAAGAGAAGGGATTTCACGTATTTGACTTCGGTGAGCGTACATTATCGTTTATTAAAAATACAAAAAAGCTTTTCTACACGTTTGATTATAACGAAGACAACCAACAAGAAATCAATTTTGAAAACTTTAAAGATTGTTTTGTTAAAATATTTGTCAAGAAGCGAACTAAGGCTCCAGCTTTTGAAAAGTACCTTGATAAATTCTATGAAGCGGGCGTGGCAGAATTGGCAGTAACAGAAGAAGTTTCTACAAATCCAGAATTGGTTGCGGTGGACATTCATAAAGATACATTACAACTTTTGCATGAAGAACTTCAATGCATTAACGATAAATCTATTGATAAAAATAAACTTGCCAAGATCGTAGATGAAGCGTATAATATGGCTCTATCCAAGGATGAAGAGTGATTGAATTTTTATCTGTAAGATTTAAAAATTTTGGTTCTTTTGGAGCCAATTTTTCTGAAATTAACTTAAATAGCCGTAGCACTACGTTAGTAACTGGTACGAATGGCCACGGAAAGTCCTTTGCCTTATTGGACTCTTTGTGCTTTGGATTATTTGGAAAGCCTTTTAGACCTATTAATATACCACAGCTAGTTAATACTGTAAATGGTAAAAACTGTGTTGTTGAAATAGAGTTTAACAAGGGCAACAGCCATTATTTAATTCGTCGTGGGTTATCCCCAAAAACTTTTGAAATTTATAAGGACAAAGAACTTATAGATCAAAATGCCAAATCCAAAGATTATCAAGAAATGTTTGAAGAACAAATTCTTGGATTTGATTATTCTGCTTTTAAACAAGTTGTTATTCTTGGTAAGTCTAATTTTATACCATTTATGCAGTTAACTCCTGCAGAGCGCAGAAAGATCATTGAAGGGTTGCTAGAGCTAGATATTCTTGCTGATATGAATGTCTATGTTAGAGGCCAGCTAGGTTCTTTAAAAGTTTCTATCGCAGAGCATGACAGTTTACTTAAAATTGCACATGAAAAAATAAAGTCTCAAAAAGAATTTATTGATCAGGTAAAAACGAGCAATGCTGGTGATATTAAACTGTTAGAAGATAGAATTAAAGAATATCGTGACCAAATAAAAGAAGATACAAAACAAAAAAGTATTTTACTAAGTAAGCATACGGCTTTACAAGATACGGCAAAGAATATCAAGAAAAAAATTGATTCTTTAAAAGATGTTCCTGGAATGTTATTGAAAGCAGAAACACTTAAAGAAACAATATTGGAAGAAATTAAAACTTTAGAACAAAATGCAACTTGTAAGTGCTGTGGGCAATCTTTACCTGAAGAGCAAAGAAAAAAACACATAGCAGAAAAAAAAGAAAAAGCAGAAAACTGTTTTGAGGCTCTGAAGGTTGCTACCAAAAAAACCAGAGAACTGGATGAGTTAAACAAATCTTACAATGAACTTTTCCCAGAGATAGAAACTTTGGCAAATGATATAAATGGTTATAGTTATAGAATCGGAAATAGTGAATCCAATATAAAAGTTTTAGAAAAAGATAAAAAAGATAAAGAAGCAGCAAACAATCTAACTGGTTTATTGGCTAGCTTACAAGAGTCCGAGGACAAAAAGAATGAACTTGCACAAAAATTGGAAGGCTTTATCCAAGAACAAATTCATCACGACGTGGTATATGATATTCTTAAGGACAGCGGACTTAAAAGCCGTATTATTAAACATTATGTTCCCATTATCAATGGACTCGTCAACAAGTTCCTCGGAAAACTTAATCTCTATGTTGACTTCACCATCGATGAGGAGTTCAAGGAAACAATCAAGTCACGATACAGAGATGCATTCTCATATTCCTCTTTCTCTGAGGGAGAAAAACAACGCATCGACCTTGCCATACTGTTAACTTGGCGAGAGATTGCTAAAATGAAAAATAGTCTCAACTGCAATCTTCTTATTTTTGACGAGATTCTAGATTCTTCCTTGGATGCCGCTGGCACGGAGTCTTTCTTAAAAATTCTTAATAAAATGAAGAATAAGTGTTCTATTTTTATTATAAGCCACAAGGCCGATCAATTGGTTGATAAATTTGATCAATCGTTACAATTTGAAAAGAAAAATAATTTTTCAAAGATTAAGGTGAATGTCTAAATATATTAGATATGGTCATTGATAATTATAAAGAAAGAAATCAAAACGGAACTCGTTTGATTTATAAAAAAGGCCAAGTAATTTTACACAATGGTAATATATATGTCTGTGTAAAAAAAACTGAAAAAAGCCCAACGAAAGAACCAAAATCGTGGATTAATACAGGGTTTATTGAGCCTTATTATGGCGTAACAGAACCAGTAAAACCAATTGAAAATCAACTTTGGATAAAAAATGAGGATTCGATTTTTGTTTGGAAAAAAGATTTTAAAAAATATAGTTGGATTAAAGTTTGATTTTATTGAATTAGGAGATAGAATGTAATTATGAACGAAGATAGCTTTGAAAAGTTTACCAACCGTCGCAAGAATAAGCCCTCTGGCTTTAGCAAGAAACAAGAAAAAAGAAACAAAAGAGGCAGCAGGCATGAGCAAAAGCAACAGTTGAATAACTCAATATACAAAAAAGAATTTGATTAATACCAGAAAGAGATTATATTATGGATACTGTGACAAAAATGAGACTTTCAAAAGAAACGCTTGCTATTCTTAAAAACTTTGCAGGCATCAATTCAAACATTCTTATTAAGCCTGGCAACAAGCTTAGAACCATGTCGCCAAATGCCAATATCTTGGCAGAGGCTCAAATTACAGAAGATTTTGATACAGAGGTTCCGATCTGGGATCTAAATCAATTTCTTGCTGTAGTTAGCATGTTTTCTAATCCCGATCTAGAGTTTAACGAGAAATACGTGGACATTTCTAATGGTCGTTCCACAATCCGATACCATTATTCGGATGCTTCTCTTTTAACTGTACCGAAGAGAGATATAAGAATTCCAGATTCTGTAATCTCCTTCGATCTGTCAGAAAGCAATCTAAACGAAATTTCTAAGGCCGCAAACATTCTTCAGGTAACAGACCTACAGATTATTGCAGAAAACGGCTCTTTGAGTGTTCAGGTAGACGATAGCAAAAATGATACTTCAAATAAGTTTTCACTTCTAATTGATGAAAACTATGATGGTCCAGATTACACTGGTTCATTTAATGTTTCAGAAATTAAATTTTTGCCTGGTTCTTATAAAGTGTGTTTGACCGATACAATTATTTCTACATTTACACATGAGTCAAATACTCTTAAGTACGTCATCGGAACAAAGAGAGGTTAATTTGTCTTCAGTAACTAATTTGCTTTGGGTTGAAAAATATCGACCCAGCACTCTATCTGATTGTATTTTGCCAAAAGATCTTTCCATTATTTTTAATGGAATGGTTAAAGAAGGTAAAATACCAAATATGCTTTTTTATGGCAAGGCTGGAACAGGAAAAACAACTGTTGCCCGGGCTTTAGCCAAAGACATTGATATGGACAGCATGCTTATCAATTGCTCCGAGGACAAAGGTATTGATACCTTGCGAGTAAAAATCCGTCAATATGCTTCAACTATATCTTTATCTGGTAAAGGTAAGCTTATTATTCTAGACGAGTTTGACTACGCAACAACGGCAATTCAAACAGGATTGCGCGGTGCCATCGAAGAATTTGCTAATAATTGCAGATTTGTTCTTACCTGCAATTATAAAAATCGTGTTATTGATCCTTTGCATTCAAGATGCACAGGAATTGATTTCAGCATTCCAGCAGACGAAAAGGCAAATATAGCCACACAAATTCTTTCCCGGGTAGAGCATATTCTTAAACAGGAAAATGTGCCTTATGAAATCCCCGTTTTGGCAAACCTAATTAAAAAACATTTTCCGGATATTAGAAGAATTATTAATGAGTTACAAAAGTATTCTTCATATGGAAAAATTGATGTTGGTATTCTTTCACAAGGAAGCTGTGACTCGTATAAAGAACTTTTGGGTTATATGAAAAAGAAAGATTTTGCATCTTGCCGTAAATGGGTTATGCAAAATATTGATCTTAATACCTCAGAGTTTTTTAAACGTTTGTACAATGAGCTATATACAGCTTTGAAGCCTTCTTCAGTACCACAGGCTATTCTTATTATAGCAGAATATCAATATAAGTCTGCATTTGCTTCAGACCAAGAAATTAACACCATGGCTATGGTGGTTCAACTTATGATGGACTGCGAGTTTGCCTAATGAAACTTGGCGATTTTTTAAACAGCATTAATTATGATAAAAAACCTCTTCTAGACAATGAAGAAAAGGTAGATGGTCTTTATCCAGCTTTTATTGTAAATCGTTGTTTATCCTTTTTTCCAGATACCATATTTCATGCAAACGAAATGAATTGCAATTGGGAATTGGATAAAAAAATGCAATTTGATTTCTATAGACTTGGTATAAGAAAAAAGAAAAGGTTCAGTCCCTGGGTTAAAAAAGACTTAGAAGAAAATATTGAGCTTGTAAAAGAAGTATTTGGCTATACAGAATCCAAGGCGCAAGAAGTCCTAAATATATTGGGTCCTGAAGATTTAGTGAAATTGAAAGAATCATTAGATAAAGGTGGAACCAAATAAATATAAGGATTTTTGTTATGTCGGATATTTCAAAGCGTGTTTTTAATGATGTTGGCGTACATGTAAAACTTTTTGATGACGAAGATTTTATGGTCGTCAGAGAAACACTTTCACGTATTGGTGTTTCCCCAAAAGGTAAAAAAGTTCTTTATCAATCATGCCATTTAATACATAAAAACGATGTATATATTATTGCCCATTTTAAAGAATTATTTTCTTTAGATGGACTACCTTCAAATTTATCTGAAGAAGATTTAAAACGAAGAAATACTATAATCCAATTACTCAAAGACTGGGAACTACTTGAAGTAATTGATGAAGAAAAAATTAAAGATAAAATGCCAATCAACGGCGTAAAAATTATTAAATATACAGAAAAAGATGATTGGGACTTAATTCCCAAATTTAACCCCGGAACACTAAGAAAGTTTTTTAATTCATAAGGATGACTATGCACAAATTAACATTAGCAATGATTGTAAAGAATGAGGCCCCAAACATCGAAGAGTGCCTTCGTTCAGTAGTAAAATATATTGATTATTATGTTATCGCTGACACTGGCTCTACCGATAATACAAAAGAAATTATTAAAACGTTTTTTGATTCACATGGAATCAAAGGTGAGATTTTAGATCACCCTTGGGAAGATTTCGGAACCAATCGATCAAAAGTACTAAAGCACTGTCACGGAATTACTGAATGGGCTTTGATGATTGATGCTGACGATTATATTCAAGGAGAACTTCCATCCGTTGATACATTTGATAAGACCATCGATGGTTATGTTGTAAAAATTGCTCGCGGTCCAATGATATGGTACCGAGCTCAAATTTTTAACTTAGCTAAAAAACTTTGGTGGTACGAAGAACCACTACACGAATATTCATGCTGCGAACAACCCATGAATGTAAAGAAGTTGGAAGGAAACTATGCTTGGTTTGTAAGAACACAAGGATGCCGTTCGCGGGCTGTAAATAATGATAGAGAAAAATACGCAAGAGATTATTTCTTGCTAAAAAGCTATCTTGAAAAGGATCCAAATCAACCAAGAAAACAATTCTACGCAGCACAATCTGCTTTTGACGCCCATTTATTTGAGGTAGCAGAAAAAGAATATTTACTCAGAACACAAATGGGTCAATGGCCAGAGGAAGTTTTTTATTCTTGGATTCGTATTGGAATTTGTAGAGAAATTTTAGGTAGACCATTACCAGAAGTTGCCGATGCGTTTTTACAGGCTTATGAAGCTAGACCAAATAGAGCCGAGGCACTTTATCATCTTTCTTGTGTTTACAGAAAATACAACAGACCAAGAAATGCATTTATAATTGCAGCACAAGCTTTATCTTTGCCAGCACAAAACGAAGATATTCTATTTGTAGATCATTCAGTTTATCAATGGGGTATTTTGGATGAAATTGCTACAACAGCATTCTATGTTGGTAAAGTTCATATGGGCTTGGCGGCATGTGAAAAATTACTTTCTGAACCATATTTACCAGAAGAACACAGAGAAAGAATTAGAAATAATAAAGCAGTTTACTTAAAAGCTATTGAAGAAATTCAACAGCAACAAGTTGCTCCTATTGTAGAAAAACAAAAACAAGTAGAGGAAAATGTAAAAAAAGTAGTTAACCAAACTACATTTTCTAAATCATTATCAGATTTACAGGCCGTAAAACTTTAATCCCCCAAACTCCTAAATATTTAATAATAAATAATATAGGATTATTATTTTGGAGAAATAATGGCAGAAAGTTTTGATACATCTTTTGTCCAGGGTGACACAATTAAATGGTCTTTGTATTTCACAGACAAAGGTGGAACCGCTTATAATTTAAGCGGTTGTACACTTTCTATGCAAATAAGACGGGGGTATTATCCTTCAAGTTTGGTTTCGTCTTATTCAACTTTTGTACCGGAAGGAACTACTGCGGGGAATTATCCTGAAGGAATAATTGGTGGTTTGTCGGCATCTGCAACAGGTGGAACATTGTATGTTTGTATTGGCGCAACATACACATCCAAATTACCTAGTGACACCACTTCTAAGTATGATTTGCAGATCATAAATCCAAATGGTAATACCGTTACAACAATTTTACGTGGGTCGTTAACAGTGTTGCCTGAAGTTACGAGATTGTAATGGTAGACCCAGTTCCACAGTATCCATCTATAACGGTAACAAATACTGGTTACCCAAATATTATTGTAACAAATCAGGACTCTATTGGTGCAATAGGTGGTGGACCACCAGGAGCACCAGGACCAGCTGGCAGTCCTGGTGCCCCAGGAACATCTGGAAATACTGGAGCCACTGGTGCAAGAGGTTCGACGGGTCCAACTGGTGCAACTGGATTGCCTGGTGATCTTTATGCAACGTCATCCAATACAGCGGTTAATCTTAGTACGCTTAATATTGGAGATAATGTTAATCTTACAGTTGAAAGTGGTCTTGCGTATACAAAAGTTCAAGATCTTTTAGTTGCTAGTGGTTTAACAAATTATTTTAATGCTCAAGTTATTACTTATATTAATACATCATTAAATGTTTCTGTAACTGGAATTACTGGTTCTGGAAGTTGGAATAATTGGGATATAAATTTAGCTGGTTCAGTTGGTCAAATAGGACCAGAAGGCAACCAGGGAATTCAAGGAAACACAGGAAATACAGGTTCCACAGGATCAACTGGATATACAGGAGCAACTGGTGCTACAGGAGCAACTGGTGCTACAGGAGCAACTGGTGCTACAGGGGCAACTGGTGCTACAGGGGCAACTGGGGCTACAGGAGCAACTGGTGCTACAGGGGCAACTGGGGCTACAGGGGCAACTGGGGCTACAGGGGCAACTGGTTTACCCGGAGACCTTTATGCCACATCCTCATCAACATCTGTAAATTTAAGTACTTTAAATATTGGTGACACTGTAAACCTAGCTGTTGAAACTGGATTAGCTTATACCAAAGTTCAAGATATATTGGTAGCAAGTGGTTTAACAAATTATTTTAATGGACAAATTATAAATTATTCTGGCAGTTCATTAAACATTTCTGTTACAGGTCTTACTGGTGTTGGAAGTTGGAACAATTGGGATGTAAATTTAGCGGGATCAATTGGTCAAATAGGACCACAGGGTAATCAGGGAAATACTGGTAATACAGGAGCAACTGGTTCAACTGGTGCTACAGGAGCAACTGGAGCAACAGGTGCCAGAGGAACTACAGGATTTACTGGAGCAACTGGTGCTACTGGTGCTACTGGTGCTACTGGTGCTACAGGGGCAACCGGTGCCAGAGGAACTACAGGATTTACTGGAGCAACTGGTGCTACTGGTGCTACTGGTGCTACAGGGGCAACCGGAGCAACACCAGCAAATTACGTCGTTCAAATAAATGGTTATACTGGCTACATCGGTCTAACTTCTGGTTCTGGCATAAGTATAACTACGGTTACTGGGGTCTGTGGTGCAACTTTTACAATATCATCAACTTCTCCCGGCGGTTCTAGTAATATTGCAAGTCTGACGCCAACAGGAGTCACATCAGACATTATTGCTATGCGTTATGGTGGTTGGACTTTAGCTAAACCAAATACTATTTCGATGCCGTTGCCGATATTAGCTAATATTCAAACAATTATTGGTGGTATAACTTCTTGGTTTAAACGAGGAGACAACTTAACTGCTGGTATTTGCTTAGGAAGTGGAACATTTTTAATTTACAATAGTTCATATGTTAATGGAAAATCTGTTGACCCAAGCACTTTTCAAAATGATGATGTGTTTGTTAAAATTCCTGGATTTGTTGCACAAGAATTTACTATTAAACAAGGCCAAGGTGTTACATATCCATCTGGAATTGCTCCAGAAATAGGAGCCTGGTCTAATTTTTTTACTACAGAGTATTATCATCAGGGGTGGGCAATAAAATTAAGTGGAGCAACTACAGGTGGTGTTGGTGCGGGAGATGGTATTCAACCTTTCTAAATAATTTAAACTAATGTTCTTTGGAAAGAACAAAACATCTCTAAAATTGGCTAAACAGCACCCAGAATTGCTGATGGGGTGTGAATATTATATAATTGAATCTTCAAATAACCCAAA